AAAAAAGTATTCTGTTGTTGTATCATTATCTAAATAAAATCCTGTAGATGCAACCACCCCACCAGCATCTGCATTGTGTCCTGAATGAGGATTAAAAAATTTATTATTAAAGTTAATTGTATATGATGATGAAGATGCTACAGGTGTAAAAAATTTACCCATAGTAACAGTTGTTGTATTGTTTAAAATAGATGTATCAGTATCATCAATCAATCCTGTAAGTTTAGAATGTCTAAACGAACTATTAAATTCTTGTAAGTCACTTGTATTATAATTAGAAATTGTTGTTGCAATTAAAGAAGCTAAATCATCTTTAGTAGATGTTGTTGATGTTGAATCATAATTAAATGAAACATTTAAAATTAGATAAGTTGTTTCTGGGTCTACAACCACTGGTGTAATTGAAGCAACTTTGAATGGAGCAAATGCTGCAACCAAGTTACTTTTTTGTACAGTTGTTAAATTTTCACCTGTGGTAGATTTAATTGAAATAAACACCTTACCATATTCTGGGTTAGATGATACACCTGTACTTGTATCATAACTACCATCTTCTCCACCCCAAACAGAAACTGCTTGAGTATTTGCAAATAATTTTTTGGTGTAAGTTTTATAATCATCTACTGTTACACATCTTCCTTGTGCTGCATAGTCTAATGGAGCATTAAGTTTTATTGATTGTATTGTTTCTGGATTTGAACCTCCTGTCGCATTCGCAACAGTTGTTACTGTAATACCTGTGACACCATCAATACTTGAAGGCGAACTAAAAGATGAAGCACCATTTGCAAGTGTTCTATTTGTAACTACATATTGTAGTTGTACAATATTACCATCCGATAAAGCTTTACTTACTGTGCCATCACCAAAATAAACTTCATACAAACCACTATCAGTTTCTTGTAAATAATAAACTGTGCTTGCTGATGTAAGTTGTGTTATATCTGTTGCTTTAGTGTAAGTTGTAGTTGTAGTATCAGATGATGAGTTTTGTACTTTAACTGTAAGTGTTGAAGTGTCTGCACGAGCATCGGTTAATAAAAATCTTTGGTCTACATCAGAAGTATCTACTGTATAAGATGATGTAACATAAGTACCTTCATAAATTTTTATACTATCAAATGATACAGCTACACCTGTGTTACTTGAAGTTACATCAGCAATTGTAACAAACTGATAATCTGTACCATCAATATTAGTTGTAAATGCTGTGCCTGATGACATTGTTTTTGTATTTGCATCTGTTGATAAACTTACATTGATTGTTGCATAAGGCGCTCTTGATGATGTTGTTTCATATCCCAACGACTTGGCATGAGATACTACACTTGAACGAAGTGATGCACTATCTAAAAACATTTCATTTGCCAACATGTTAGCATTAAATCCTAAGTAGTGAGTATTATATGCAAGAGTATCTAATAAAATATTCATACCAGAACCCTCAAAGTCATAATCTTTAAATTCGTTCTGTGCTTTTAAAAATGTTTTAAGATTAGTTTTAACATTATCAAAGTCTAATTCTGTTACTCTTAGTCTTTTATCTTTTGTTGCCATTATCTTATTCTCTCTAACATGACTGATAAGTCTACTAGTTCTGTGGGTGCGTTAACTACATAAAATTCTATTGTTACATTGTAGATATTTCTATCAAAGTCTGGTAGGGCTCTAACTGATACTAAACGACATCTTGGTTCAAAGTTTTGTATGACATCTTCTATCTTTCTCGCTAGTACTGCAGCAACTATAGGTGACATGTTTTCAAATAACATATCTCTAATTCCACCAGCTATCTCTGGGTGAAATGGTTTTTCAAATTCATTTAAATTTATAAGATTTCTTAATGACCTCTTAACTGCTTGTATATCAGTTACTTTATTAACATCAGAACCTACAGTTTTCTTAGTAAAGAATAAATCTAAATCAGAATATTGTCTAACATTACGACTGATATCATTTTGAGCTTGTGCATCTTTATATGCCGACATTGGAAACCCCTAGTTATTTAATTATTATTTATAAGAGATTATCCGACTGATATTGTAAAATTGTCTAAAGATGCTAAAGTGTCTTTTGCCTCTCCAGCAGTTGCTAATACAACATCTTTAGCTTGAGTTAGTGCTTCACCTCCACTAGACAAAGAAATATTATCTAATGAACATATATCTACATTTGCTAAATCTAAAGAATCTAAATCTATTGTACTTCCAAACTGTGTTTTGATTGTTGCTAATTTTTCTATATATTGTGCTGAACCAACTGTAAGATTATTTAATGCTTTGAGTTCTGCCTGCATATTAATATTAGGAACATCTGGTAATGGTGGTAACATACCAGTTATACTATTTGCAAGTGGTGTTAAAGATGCTGATATTGAATCAATAATATCAGAAGCTTCAGCATCTATTGCACCATCTATTTGATTAAGTGCTTGATTTGATAGATTATCAACCTCACCTAACACAGAATCAAATGATGACCCTGCTCCACACAAATCTGGTACTTTTAATTTATTTGCTATTGACATATTTTTCTCCTATGCAACAGGTGCATTTGTATTTACTTGTGAATCTCCAGCACTATCTGCTCCTTGTGAATGTACATGACCTGTAAGTTCTATACTTGTTCCACTACCATTATTTGCTGTGACTGTACTTCCATTACCACTAAACAATAATGAACCTACTGCCTCTGATTTAATATTTAGTTTTGTTACAGATTTAATTGACATATCATTACCAGAAGTTAATGCTAGTTTTTGAACAGCTTGTAGTCCTATATTTTCTACTGCAATTCCTGTTAAAGATTTTGCTGATGTTAGTACCATGTTACCAAAGGATGTAATGAAATGGTCACCGCCAACAGTTGTTCCAAAGTTGCCTCCAACATTCAAATCAAAATCTCTACTCTGTGCTTTACTAGATGTACCAATTGCACCTTTAACTGCACCAGAAATATTATATGAATGATTGGCTGGTTGGTCTTCAGAGCCCACTACTTGTTCTAAGTTTTGATTAATCTTAACTTGTTCACTTCCATGTATTTTTCTTGTGTACTTTCCACCAACTTCTAATATATAATCTCCAGCAATAAAATCTCTCCTAGTTCCATAAGTAGTTAAGTTAACATTTCCTTGAATAAAAACATTTGAACCACCTACTACACATTCAAAGTTATCACCGACTACCTTAACTGACTTTGAACCACCTGCAACTATCTCCTCATAGGTACCTGACTTATGTTGTCTTAATAATCTTTCTCCACCAGGTGTATCATCTATTTCTGATACATGACCTGCTTCAGATTCGTGTACATGATTGAAAGGATATGCACCTGTAGATGTACCTGTGGTTTCTACACCTCTAGGGTTAGGTTCACTAAATTTAGGATTTTCTTCTTTACTTGTATCTGTGGAAACTGATGGTATGTTTGGTTTTGAAGCTGCAACAATATCTTTAAATATATTTGTTCTTCTGTCAATTAAAAGTTTATGAGTTTCACCATCTTCACCTCTTGCAAGTCTAGATACATCTGATTCATTAAGTCCATGATTAGAATGTGAAATCGTACCAGGGTATTTTCCACTAGGGTCATTAAATCCTGTGGATGAATCAGCAGCATATGCTGGAACACCAGGTAACGAACCCATAATGATTGGTTGTTGTTTTTCATTTGCATCACGAAAGAATCCGACTACCCAAGTGCCTTCTGTAAGAAATGTTGGTGAAGTACCAAGTCCTTGCATTGCAGGGTCGGTTACAGGCATCATGACATGAGCCCATGGTAAATCTTCTGATGGGATATCGTTTAAATCTTCTGTGTGGTATCCTAAACAACGGACTTGTACTCTACCAAGTTTTGCAGGGTCATTACGATTTTCTACAACACCAGTAAACCATACAAAGCCGTCAAGGCCCATAAAATAGTTTTCGTTCATAGAAACTATTTATAAATGTTATTCAGGGTTAGTACAACCTAATGTAATGCTATCTAACACCATAGATTGACTGCCATCATCCACCATAGACCGATAGTTAGACAATAACTGATGTGCTATGTTTTCACTATTTAAGTCTCCATAGATGAAACACGCCTCAAAGGACCTAAATGACATGACCTGCCAGTATTCCACATAGGCTGTGCCAAGATAAGTTAGTTCTGCTAGTAAAAGTGTATCCATGTAATTATTTATAATGTTACAGTTTTGTTAAAAGACTTTATAAGAAAAAAAATGTCTGAGAAATTTTTTTATACTAGGTGTTACGATAGTCTAGATAGATATTTCCAGCAAGAA